GGTGGGGCGATTCGGGACAACATTACCTTTCTTCCCTACAAGGAACCTTCAGCAGTTCTCTACCAGTTGTTGGGCAATATTGTCGAAGAGGGCAGACGCTTTGCAAGCATAGCCGATCTGAAGATATCGGACATGAATCAGCAAGCACCAGTCGGCACAACCCTTGCAATCTTGGAAAGGGGCATGAAAGTGATGACGGCTATCCAAGCCAGACTCCATGCCACGATGAAAAAAGAATTTGAAATACTCGTTGGTGTCATCAGGGACTTTACTTCTCCAAAGTATCCCTACAGCGTTGATGCCAACGAGGATATCAAGGTCGAGGACTTTGATGATCGGGTGGATGTGTTGCCAGTGTCCGACCCGAATGCAGCTACGATGTCACAGCGCATCATGCAGTATCAGGCGGCTTTGCAACTGTCGCAACAAGCGCCAGAGATGTACAACCTGCCAGAATTGCATCGGCAGATGCTTGTTTCACTGGGAATTCAGGATGCAGAAGAGATTGTGCCAGTGGTAAACGAGATTCCGCCAGCCGATCCAGTGACCGAAAACATGAACATTATCAACGGGGAACCCGTACAGGCTTACGAATACCAGAACCACGAGGCGCATATAACAGTACACATGAGTGCAGCGCAAGACCCAGTGATGATGCAACAGCTACAGGAAAGCCCGAATGCACAAATGTTGCAAGCGGAAATGGAATCCCATGTGCGTGAGCATCTGGCATTCCTCTATCGTTACCAGATGGAACAGGAATTGGGTACGGAACTGCCACCGCTTGGTGAGCCGTTGCCGAATGATCTGGAAAAGAGGCTGTCCACAGCAATTGCCGAAGCTGCCCAGAGATTGACCCAATCGCATGTAGCGCAAGCTGAAGAGAAGAGGATACAGGAACAAATGCAAGACCCAATGATTCAAGCCAAGCAGAAGGAACTCGAAATCAAGGAATCCGAAGTCCAGAGGAAAGCACAAGCCGACCAGTCCAAGATTCAGCTTGAAACACAGAAAGCGATATCCAAGGACTCTTTGGAGCGAGACCGCATTGCTTCACAGGAGCGAATTGCCAGTGCAAGCATAGGACAGCGTATTGCTAGCGATATGCAAGAACAAGGCAAGGAAGCCAAGAGACAGGAAATAAGGAGGTTGAAAAAATCGTTGACATTGTAAAAACGATGACTGAAGATAGCAAGCGTGGCAAATGATATCAAAGCGCAATCACTGTCCCAGTTTTTACTTGGTAGATTGCGTGAATTGATGAATGACCACGCTGATCATGTTTCCACGGGAGCGTGTAAAGATTTCTCGGATTACCAGAAAATGGTCGGAGTTATTGAGGGGTTAGCCCTTGCTGAACGTGAGATTCTTGACTGGATTGAAAAGTTCATAAAGGAATAAATGCAAGAGAGCGCACAATTGAAGGAGACCGCAGAGGCAGAAGATAAAAGCCAGTTGCCGAATCCTATGGGATGGCGAATTTTGGTGGCGATGCCAGAGACCGAAGAAAAAACCGAAGGTGGCATTGTCAAGGCAAAACAGACCATTGATCTGGAAGAAGTTGCAAATATTTGCGGTTACGTCCTGAAGATGGGAGAGGATTGCTACCAAGACAAGGAAAGATATCCGAATGGTCCTTGGTGCAAAACTGGAGACTGGGTTGTGTTTCGTGCTTATTCAGGAACTCGTTTGAATATTTATGGAAAAGAATTTCGCATAATTAACGATGACACTGTGGAAGCGGTTGTCGAAGACCCAAGGGGGGTAGTTAGAGTATGAACGAACAAGAGAAACAAACAGTAAACGATCAACCAGTGGAAACTGCGCAAGACCAGTTTTTTGGCATAAAGAACGCAGTTGTTACCAAAGCGCCTGAAGTCGAGGTTATCGAAACGGAAAGCGCAGAACCTCAAATCGAGGCACTGGTAGAGGAAACATCGGTCAAGGGCGAAATTGAAGATATTCGCAGACAGTTTGAGGCAGAGAAAAAAGCCAAGGATGCAGCACTGGGTGCAGAAAAGGAAGCGGTCAATCAATTAAGACAGGCAATGACTGACAACCAAAGGCTTTATGGCTTTGTTAACAGAGGCGGTCAGGAATTAAACCAACAGGCATTGAACAATGCACAATGGGCAAAACACAGTGCGATGACTGAATTGAAAGCGGCTAATGATGAAGGCGATTCGGATGCAATGGTACAGGCACAGGAAAAGCTTTCACAGGCAACATTGGCGGAACAGCAAGCAGGCAATTATGCCGATTATATAATGCAACAGGCAAACAGGGAGATGCCACCTGTACGCATGCCACAGCAACAGACAGAAAAACCGCAACTCGACCCTGATATGCAAGTATGGTCGGACAAGAATTCTTGGTTCATGAACAACAAAGACCCGAACCACCAGAAAATGACCTCCTATGCCTTGTACTTGGATCAGGAGATCAGGGAAGAAGGGGTAGACCCTGCGGGGAATTCGGAAAAATATTACAGTGAAGTCGATATTCGTATGAGAAATCGGTTTCCAGACTTTTTTGGAGTGCAGCCGAAAACAACGGAAGTTGGGAAGGCAACAACAAAACAGCAACCAGCGAGTGTGGTTGCGCCATCATCGAGACATAATGGCAAAAAAGCCCGCAAAGTGTCGTTAACCAGAGATCAACTTAGGGTTGCGAGACAATTGGGAGTATCCCCACAAGCATATGCTAGTCAATATCTAAAATTAGAGGAAGGTTCTTATGAATAATGAGAAAATTGAAAGCGTTGAAGCTCAGGGAACTGAGGCTTTAGCTAAAGAGGAAACTTCAATTGAACGCAAACCAAGGGAAACCGAGGGGCGTGAAGCTGAAAAACGACAAATGAGTTGGGAAGACCAAACCAATTTACCAAGTCCTGATCCTGTATCTGGCTGGGTATTCAGGTGGATAAGAGCAAGCTTGCTTGGACAGGCGGATAATCCGAATGTTTCAAAACAGCTTCGATCTGGATGGGAGCCTGTTATGGCATCCGATGTTCCAGAACTCCATATCTTGAATGACCACAAATCAGAATGGGGAAGAAAAGGAAATGTTGAGATTGGTGGTTGTCTTCTTTGCAAAATGCCCAAAGAAATGGCGGAAGCTAGGGACGAACATTTTGCTCGTATGTCCAGAAACCAGATAGAATCTGTGGACAACGCATACTTTAAAGATCAAGACCCTCGAATGCCTACAAAACAAGTTTTTGAAAGGAAGTCGAGAACGTCTTTTGGGCGTGATTCTTAATTGGGTCACATTTTTATATTAATTTAATCGGGAGACGATTATGGCTGCATCAGCTACCCCTATGGGGGCTAGACCTGTTGGTTCGATCATATCCTGTGCATTCAACAACCAAGTCAAGCATTACAAAATTAAAAATGCGTATGGAACATCCATATTCTATGGAGATTTTGTAAAGTGGGGGGATGACAACCCCAATACGACTATTCAAAAAGATACTGGGACAACGTCATTGACCCCTATAGGTATCTTTCTTGGATGTGCATACACTGATCCGACCACTGGTCAATTTACGCCAAACCAATATTTTCCAGCTTCAATAGCTGCTGACGATATTGTGGCGTATGTTGCTATCGATCCGTTTATAATCCTGCAAATGCAATGCGATGGCGCAGCAGACCAAGATGATCTTGGTAAAAATGCTGCTGTCGTGCAGACCGCGGGTTCTACGGCAATCGGTACCAGCAAAAATTCGGTTGATATATCTACTATAGCTACCACCAATACGTTACCTGTCAAGCTCATCGAATTTGTCGATGGTCCAGACAGCGCTGTTGGCGATGCTTATACGGATGTATTGGTAATGTTTAACACTGGGCATCAACTGCTCAACGCAACTGGCGTAGGCTAAAAGGAGTAAATTATGGCTGCTATATCTAGAGCGCAAGAGCTGAAAGAACTCCTACCGGGGCTAAACGCCTTGTTTGGAGATGAGTATGCTCAATACGAAAGCGAACATTCTGAAATCTATGTTACAGAATCATCTGAACGATCATTTGAGGAAGAACTGAAACTTTCAGGTTTCGCTGCGGCACCAGTAAAGGATGAAGGCTCTGCTATCGTGTTCGATACAGCGCAAGAATCTTTTGTGGCTCGCTATACCCACGAAACCATCGGTATGGGATTTTCTATCACGGAAGAAGCAATGGAGGATAACCTCTATGTTTCTCTCTCTGGCAGATATACCAAAGCGTTGGCTCGTGCTATGGCTTACACAAAACAGGTTAAAGCTGCATATCCGTTAAACAACGGGTTTTCAACNACGTTTTCGTCAGGCGATGGTGTCGCACTGTTNAGTACCTCTCACCCATTGGTGAATGGTGGTACAAACAGTAATCGACCATCAACTGGCGCTGACTTGAACGAAACTTCCCTTGAGGACGCAGTAATACAAATTTCTAAGTGGACAGATGAAAGAGGTTTGTTAATTGCTGCTCGTGTGAGAAAGCTTGTCATTCCCACCGATCTTCAGTTTGTTGCCACGAGATTGCTTGAAAGCAATTATCGTGTAGGCACGGCTGATAACGATGTGAATGCTATTGTCACGAATGGAGTAATTCCAGAGGGGTATGCTATCAATCATTATTTGACTGATACCAATGCCTTCTTCTTGACTACTGACGTTCCTGACGGCATGAAGCACTTTGAAAGAACCGCCATGGAAACAAGCATGGATGGTGATTTCACTACAGGGAACGTGAGGTACAAAGCGAGAGAAAGATATTCCTTCGGGGTATCCGATCCGTTAGGTATCTTCGGTTCACCGGGCTCGTCTTAAATACGGGATAGCGTATATGGAACCAAGATTAGTCTATATGGCTAATCGCGATGGGGGGGTTTCTTACTCAACCCCCATCAACCTTTCTAGGGCAAATTTACCTATCGACTGACCTAGCAGACAAGCCAAGACGATAGGATTTTTTTCGGGAGAAAAATAATGGCAAATACAAGCTTCAAAGGGCAAGTTCGCTCACAAAATGGTTACAACACTTACAGAGTTGCAACGGGAGGAGTAGAAACTACTTACGGAACTAGAGAAGGCGGTTTCTACGCTTTAGGCAGTACAACTGGTACTAGTTCAGTATTAGGTTTCGCACCTACTGATGTTCTTTTCGGTAAAGGTTCTAACCCAGACTCAATTATCAACCCTTACACAAGTGGCACAACTTC